CGGGCTGTTCAATGTTACCATCAGCCTACTGGTATCCCCACTTGATTGCAGTCCATTGAAACCTGCTCTCCATCGAATTGAACCTCTCATAGCCACAAAAGCATATCGCAAATACGACAGAATCGTGCAATATGTTGGATCACCAGCCGCACTTGTGACACTAGGTATCAAGGGAGGAATAATCGGGAAAACATACTCCGCAACTGTACCCCATGTCGCTTCATCTGAACCTTGTGTAGCATTCCATCCTGGAACATACCTCTTCAGTAGGGATCTGAAAGAGACTACACGCTCACCGAACCAATTGGACGCAAGTCCGAATGTACCTGACGAGGATGGGTTCAAGGTGATACAAGTCACTGGCACAGTATGTGGATCTGATTCTGTGTAAAACGTACGATTCATAGGGAGTCTAGTCTGATCTGCTACGGCGTAAGCCATATCTTCACCACGTATATACACATTGACCGGAATATCACTGTCATCTGGGGACTGACAGCGAGTGTACACGAAAACGGTTATGAAGCCGTTCGCGTATGTCTGTGCCGTTATTGGGCTAGTGATTGTACCTGTAATGGCGGGACCTGTGCCATATGGAAGGTTGCGCAACCAGGGTCTGGGAGAAGCCCAATCTATGCAAAAGTCAACTACCTGTGTGTCTTGAATATCGACCAAATGTAAATACTGTCGGTTGATCTTGATATTACTAACAGCTAGGACAAACTGCACTATAGATGGGTCAAAAATGAAACCAACTTTGCCACGATGAAACTTGGAAACAACAAACTCAAAGCGATAATGTATCTTTCCTCTCCAATAATGGAAAGGTAACGAACAAAACGCTAATGGAGTAGGTTGAAAATATTCATTCCCTTTCTCATCGGCAACTTCAATTCCAGCTTGTGGTGTAACAGCACAAGACCAAATCGGAGTGAATTGGGACGTCGAATGACTCCACTCAAATTGATCCAGGAGTGCCCAAATCCCCGAAATAAACTCAAATGTCAATTCGTCCTTATCCACTGATACAAACCCGGGATCTCCTGACAAGGACTGTTTGGGATCATACGTGATTCTTTGCCCATAATACTGACCAATTGTCTGTGCTGCATTCCCATATGGTTCATTTCTGACAATTTTTGGAGAATCGATCAAAGCGGGATACGACCAGCCAAAGAGTGCTGCTATGGCTTCAACTCCTTTTGCTACTCCTTCTGCTGGTTGAGCCAGATACTTGAAACCAGGAATGCGAGACAACCCACCAAAAAGACGTGCTGCTCCTGATGCAACCTGTTCAACAGGACCTGTCTTCCACTCTGACTCTGTGAACCAATTGCATTCGGTTTTGATCTCCTGCTGATAACCTGTTGGTGGGCCCAATTCAAGATCCTCCATCCGTGCAGTGATGATACATGATACTGTCGAGGGGCTCGGCGAAACTGCTTGTATCCTATTCAACGTGGAAACAAAGAAGTACCCCATCCAAATGGCATCTTGATAATTGGTCGATGCAGAAAGAACTGATGCTGAACCATTGTACAAGCGCAAAACTTCCTTATAATCAATAAAAGGAATTTCAAATTCAACTGGTTCATTGTCGCAAACATTGATAACTTTCACGCCAAGCGTAGAACTCAGGTACACCAACCAATTAATTCGTAAATCTGCCAAGTTCGCGTTGTACTGATTGAATATCTCATTCTGCGCAGCATGTGGAATATAGCCAACCATAACTCGACCATAGTGAAAGGGAGTACCAGTTATTGTAATTCTTACTACAAGTTTTGCACGCAGATATGAATACGTCATAAGTTTCGCTCTAATGGATGGAATAGACAAATACGACTGCCACACGGGTAAAGCAAGATCATAGTCTGAGTTGGCCGCTATCCCAAACTCAAATAATTGAGTCGGACGTTTCAAGAAATCTGAAATCTGCAGCATCGTGCCTTGAACCAACTGTGATGGCTGGGATGAACCACGAACTTGAACCTCAACTGGTTGCTCTCCCGAAATATCACCCACATTTTCGTGTTTCTCAATAACATCAACTGCACCATCTTTCAATTCACCATGATCTGATTCTGTCCTAAATGCATGATGTTTAGCCAACGATCTCTTGTGCGCCTTCATTGTCAACTCAAGACTCTCCACACGTGACAACGCTTCCTGATGTCTATGCACCGCCTCACGATAGGAACGATACTGAAAGTACTGTGGGGAACCTTGCATATCAATCACGTCCATCGAATCGGTAGGACTTGGGTTTTTCCCAAGAATAATGTAAGCTTCTTTCAATTCCGCCTCCACCGCATCAATGGCAGCATTCAACATGTTTGATGGGTCACGCAAAACTTTCCTATCAAGGGGTTTGCTTCTGGATTTCGGCGACCTATGATCAGATTCAGTTTTGAGATCTCCATGAACGCGGATCATGAATCTATCTGTAAGTTCTTTGTACGTAGGAAGTTTTGCCCAAAATTGCTCGGTATCAGCCACCTTGAAATGACTAAGGTACATCAGCCCAAGTTTCCGTCTCATAACATCATAACTAGCAACATTCAAATGGAAAAACAGTTCTGGCAGAGATGATTGCAAAACACTCAATGCCTGCTCGTCAGGATTGCACCCATCTGCAGGGGAGGTCCACTCCAACGTCTTGAAAATCGAGTTCATGTCCAGTGGTGCCACAAATCTTTTCAGGGTCTCTGAATATCGAAAATCCCTCTTCAAGAAAGTCATTTCTTCTGGTGTTTCAAACGGACGTTCTACAGCTCCTTTAATCGATGATGTATACTCCATGGAGTAAACTTCTTCAACAAACTTGCTGTAAACGAGATTGTTGCACCATTCTTTCACCAAATCTTTCACAGATGCCACAACGTCATCGCCATACAAAACAGGCCGTACATATTGGAAAAAATTCAGACTCCGAAGCTTGGGATGTGAATACCAGAAATACATCAAGAGAATAAGGCCTTTCAAAGAATTATCCTCTGCAGTAGCATACTTTCCTGAAGGTTGGAGACCTGGTGCACAAAAAATGTCTCCATATAACTCAACATATGGAAACAATGAATCAGTCATAAGACCCTGAACTTGTCGCAACGCATATTCAGAATAGCCTAGAGAGGCTAAGACCTCATAGATCACAGTGCATGCTGCCCAACTAATATCAAATGGCATAGCTTGATCATATTTCCCATAATCTCCGGTCATCTCAGCTCGCGAAAACTTGATGATTGACGAATAAATGTCATCCGCATCTCTGTGCATATCAACCCCAATTGCAGTACAAAAAAGATCTTGATACTCTGGCATGAGAGAATAAAACGGACACAAATACATCCTACTCATTAACAAGCCATCTACGGAAGAAGAGTAAAACAAACGTGTCTTTCCCGCAAGAGCTTTCTCAATCTGCCTTGGCTCATCCTTCAATTGCACTTTGAACACGAAATCATTAGTCCTTGACTGTTCATAATTCCTCATACAATCATAAAGACGTGCTCTAAGTTCTGGAGTAGGTTCACGTGTGATTCTATCAGACGTTTCTCGGACAATTGGTAAATATCTCTCCTTTGAACCAGGCCAACCGAAACCAGCTGCTTTTGATGGATCAACACGACGAATAAAAACATCATCTTGTGCACCATTGACAGTGGTATCCAATGTAAGTGGTTCTACCGAAACAACACCACCCTCTCTCAATCCCTGAACAAAACGATCAACAAGCATGTCTTTCACAACGCACAAAACCTCACGGTTTAACGCTGGTCGCTGACATGAAATTTTCAACAAGCCAATGGCAGTGGGCGATACATACTTGTTACCAACACGAGTGTCCCTCATCATGGGACGCGTGAACCGAACCGAGGGATTGAACTGAAGCACATCGTCAAAAAGATGCCATAGAAAATCATCTTTGTTCAAGTAACTCTTCTCAAAACGCGATTTTGCATTTGCCAAGATGGGGCCAGGAACCTTGCCATAATAATCAAGAGCGGAAAGATCATGAAAACGGAAGATTGAAGTACGTGCGGGTTCCTCAGTCTGAAAATGAGTCCAGTCGCTCTGAGATACCATTGGCAAAAGCTTTCTCCTTGATTCAAATTCCGCGACAGCTCTCAAAATCATTGGACGAGTTAGAATTGTGGCTCTACTCGTACTATCGCCTCCTGAACCTGCCATATGGATACCAGCAATGCAATAACCCCGATCTTTCTGAACGAACAATGGTAACCCACACTTTCCGACCGCGTGTTCAGTCCATTCATACTCAAGACATTTGGACACCTCAATCATGCCGACCACACGATCCTCAAGGTACGAAACTTCGTCCTTGAAATACGCTTTCGTGATACTATTGCCAATCAATGCCGTCATCGCGCAAGGAAATTTCATATCGGGTGCAACATGTTTGGAGATGTCTCGAAAGTTCAATTTAGAGACACGTATTATTACCATATCATCTCCACATTCAAATACATCATCTTTGCGTATCTCCGATTCATGTGTTCGCGTTTCCTTGGAGGCATGTTTTCCAGTAATTCCGACTTCCAACTTCACGCCTCGCCTGAACTTACCCAATGCATGACGATTGAAACCCATAAGTTCTGCAGTTAGCCCAAGGCCAAACGTGTAATTGAATTCCCCAGTCTCCAAATCCGTAACCTTGCAATGGCGAATGTTGTTTGAGACACTATCTCTCAACAAACGAACATCCTCATCCTGAAATGCACACCGTTCTGAAGGCTTCATAATCATTGCATTGTTCCAAGAATCAACAAGCCTTGACTTAACTCTTCTACGAGAGTTTCCTGCAAAGCTCAACTCCTCAACCTCATTGATCTTCTTATCATATGCACTAGGAACAACGAACTCTGTATGTGCTTCTGTGGGCAACGAACGCGCCAACACTTCTTTCTTGCCCGATCCCAATCGGTATGACAAGAGTGAAATAATGGTAACCATCGAAGCACCAAGCAAAGTAAAACCAACTTCATACAAATGATAATGATGTAGAGCAAATTGAAAAGCCCCAAGACCTAAATACGAACACAAATCCCCTTTAGTGGTCTCAACTTTCGCAATTGCAACTTCATGGGCATCTTCAAGAACTTCAATCTTGTGGCGACGAATCCAATATGAGTGATTGAAAAACAAAAACGGAGAGAACACCAGATAATAATAACTCACATAAATGCCAACAACCCAAAGTGAAAACATCAACCACAAAATAGAAAACAATGCGAATAGTCGCGATTCATCAAACAAAAACATTGCTTTCTCTTCTGACAGAAAAGGATAAACACGCGCAAGAAAACCAGTGGTGGTAGCAACGATATTGTGATACACTAATAAACCACCAAGATATACAAATCTCTGTGAAGTACCTGGAAAACCTTTCACAAACCGTCCTAGAGACTGTCCAAAATCACCCCAATCCGATTCTGATTTGTATGCAGTCTCACATCTGTCTTGAAACACAGATTTGGCTCCACGAGCCAACGAAAAGTCGGCAACCACAGACATACTCTTCTTCTCATCATCTCGGACTTTGCTCAATAGTGTGGATTTCCATGACTTCATATCAAACTCTGGTTTCTTGCCTTCATCTCTACGTTCAGCACGAGACGTAGTACTTGCTGTGCTTGGAGCCAAACTTCGAAGATCCGCAGCTGCTGCTTGAAAAGAAAGGTATTTTGAAACGTCCATGTTCTTTCTCTTCTCAATATATTTCTCCTGCGCTTCAAAATGATTTCTCAAATAGAAATAGATAAACTCCACAAATTGATCATAAGATGCACGGGTGAGAAGGTCTCTCCTCTCGAAAGCAGACTCCGAAATGACTTTGTAAACATAACAATCAAAAGTCCACAAGTCTTCATCACCCTCTTTCACCTTTGAGGGGTCCAAAGTCATTCGTCCATTCTCTCGATACTTCTCGCGAACAGTTGGAACACAAAATAAATACCTGCGTGCTGCGGCTGCTGGATTACTCACAGCATCTCGAAGGCCAAGCGGATTCTTGTCATCCATATTGTTGCTGTCACCAACCACCAATTCAGGATTCAACCAAAATTTGCCCTTGTCTTCGACAGCTGACATATTCGCAAGTTTGGGCAAAGAATCTATCAATGAACAAAATTCTGCCAAAACCTCATCGCCCTGATTCTTAACTTGCATTGAAGTCTTACCTCCAATCTCGCTATAAAAGATATAGGGCGTACTGTGGCCTTTATAACCATCAAAATACTCTGAAGTCACAGTTCGCGGATAAATGTATGTCTCCTTGTGCTCACGATCTTTGACAAGAGAACAAATACGAAATATAGCGTCAACTATCCCTGATTTCCCGATCTGAGGCAATCCGCCGACAATAATGCCAGCGGGTGTCGGGCGACTGGAACTGCAAGCCTGCCTCTTCTCAATTATCACTTTCAACAAGTCCATTTGTAGTGAGCAACACTCCTTGTAATGACGGGACATATGACTCATTTTCTTCAAGATAGCGGTAAAATAAGATTCCAAGGCTTGTGCATCGGCCATAAAAGTGGATATATCCATCTGTCCTTCAACTGGAAGACCTGCATACGTCTTATTAGAATAAAGCAACAAACGACGAGCCTTTGCCATCATCTCCGCAGTGGTGGAGTCAAACATAAGCGCAGTAGTAATAGGTACACCTTCTAACAACAACTGACCAACTTTCATCGACTTCAATGTGACTTCAACGACACGATGGATCAAATCTACAACACTAATATCTTTCGCTTTCCCAAATATGGTACTAATCGTAGACGCCACATTATATGGAAAAATTCTCAATGCAGCGGTTGTGGTGAAAACATGTCGAAACGCTTCCACAAGAGGACTATCTAAAACGATATTGGCGATATCTCCAGCACTTTGAATTGAATCAACAATGCCCTGAAAATCAGCTTCCGTCTTGAACTTGCTCCTTTCCATTGACTTCCTGATCAACTCAGTGATTCCAGAAATAACGAACACTACTGCATTACGATCCAGAAAGGCTTCCATGTACTGAGCAAGATACTGGTGAATAGCAGAAAAATTGTCAAAATAACACCGTGCGCGAAATATTTGCCAAATAAGACAAACACTGCTTTCAATCCAATTCAACCATGGCTCACAACGACTGATCATCTTATCAATTTTGGAACCTGCTGGCAAAAACGCACGCGCAATGACACCTTTGGTGAAAGGAGAACCCTTCATCATCTGGCTATGCCACTTTCCAACACCTTCAGAAGAATCTCGGAATCTATTCCGCAGCTTATCTACCCATGTATCTTCTGGGTCATTATCCAAAGAAATAACTGAATCTTCGTCACTCATGTGTTTCTCTTTCAACTGTTGAAGAATAGTCTTCTTCTCTTCAACGAAGACTTTGACTTCCTCAATCATCATTTTGCCTTCCTTCATGGCAGACAACTGAGCCTTGTTGAAGTCTTGTTCGCACTGAGCAGCTATTCCTTGGATGTGTCCATTTGCCTCTCTAACTGCTAAGACCAACTGTTGAGGAAGATCCTTAAATTCCATTGCAATTTTTTGTGAGAGAGACTTCATCTCATCTGTGCAATTCTGCCAATTGACCTTCATATTACTCATAAATTTCTTGCACTGATCTATGCCTGGACAATTCTGATTACACCTCGCGTCGAACCGAAACACATGTGAAACAAAAAATGCCTGCGTATTTTCAACAACGTGTTCCGCAACAGCAACAATTTGATCATGCGCAAGATCAAGCTGGCCATTGGCAACATCGCGCATATGGTCCCATTCATCCAAAACAACTTGCATCTGTTGATCTACAACCCATTCTAGGTCCTCAATAGCAATCTGAAAACGCGTTCTCTCATGTACTGTGGAACTACCATCAGGATGCTCCTGTACTGGACATATTTCAACAGTAAATTGAGGTTGCCTACTGACTATTTCAACTTTCTCTTCCACAACCGGGGCGTTAGGGTCAACAAAACGCTCGTCATCAGAATCAAATGGATTACGCAATGTATCATCAGGCAAACCTATCCAATCAGATTCTGTCTGATACGAGCACTCTCCTAGCCACTTGTCATTCGGAATAGACTGTGGCTCAAAACGCAACATGTGAATAACCGTATCCGCAGCGCGCTGCTGTGATAGCGCTTTTCCAGCACCGGTAGGTGGAACAATCACATACACAAACGACAAAGGAGAAGCTCTCCATACTCGTACCTGTGTACTATTATCATCCTCTGGAAACACTGGAACAATTACATGGAAGACCTGACCTCTTATGGAAACTGAAGATAGAAAGTCCTGTACACGTGGAGCATTATTCAATTCAGCCTCCCACTTATCTTCATCGTCAGAAAGGACTTCATCTTCTCTCAACAAATCCTGATCCCAAAACATCTCAACAAAAACACTGTCATCCTCAAACTGTACAACATATCCATCTTCTTTGTTCCGGATGGAATCTATCCGATCACGATTCAATCTGCGTATTTCATCATTGACTCTACGCATACGCGATCTATGTAAACGAACACACCTATTGTGCCTCTCACACTTCATAGTATGTTCCTCTATATCCTTCATAGACTTCAAGAAGGATCGATCAAAATCAACACTACTACGATAAGGACGATATTGAATCATCGACTCCTTATTCTCATCAACGACAACTTCCTTCCTCTGAAACTTTGGCAAACGAGCTACACGATCAGCTCTACTTAAAACACCAGACCTCTTTCCCGCTACAGATTGGTTCTTGGTAACCGTATCTGCAACCTGTGATCCATCACAGGAGTTTGAAATTTTTTGGTTTACAGGCAACATGGTGGGGATTACCGACTTCGACGGCCAGCTAGCTACCCATTTCCCGTATTAAAACACAACTCGAAACAATCTTCTGAATCTAACAAAAAGAAACCCACTCGCCGGAGCAAGTGAATAACATGATGTAAAATGACTTTTGTACGTCTTCGTGTCCGTTGTTACAAAACGCCTACTCGGAAACCTTTCGCCGTTAGGAACTTACTTCACAGTCGAAGTTCATATATTATGTCACACCACTGTAATTTATCATTAACAGCAGAACTTTCACCGGATATGTGATTAAAGAACGGTACTATGGACTAAAGGGTTGTATGTAGGGATAGGCCCTATTCCAAACAAAACCTTTTAAATGATTTTACTCACTAACATGTGAGCGGAGTGCAAAAACAACCTAGTTGAAAACCTATTGCCGGAAAGGACTACGGGATCTTCCCGCGAGAATCCTCAAGCGTATATCTACGTAAATCAACTAGAATAAGCAATTTATCCCATAAGGGAAAGGTAGTACTAAAGAGCTACTACCTGAAAAAGGGGTGCAGATATCACCATAACTAGAGTGAATAATGGTATCCATCACTCGTTTTTAGATTTTAT